ATCCAACACGGACGTAAAGGACATGTTCATTCCTGTGCGCCGCACGTTTGACTTCATTGGCAACACAACCGTGTTGACGATCTGGCAAAAGGTCGATGATCCGGGCAACCGCAGGCTCATCGATGCCGTTGTAAACTCGCTGCAAATGTGGCTGGACGGCCTTGCCGCCACTGAAGCGCTGCTTGGCGCACGCATCGAATTCAGGCAGGACGAAAACCCGACCATCGAACTGCTAAACGGCCACTACGTTTTCCACATTTACATCGCAGTTCCAACGCCTGCCGAGTGGCTGGATTTCCGCGTTGAATACTGGATTCCGTATGTGAGCAACTTGTTCCCGCAAGAGGCCACAGCCGTAGCAGCCTAACAAACACAAAAAACTGAGGAGCACAGCAGCAAATGAAAATCCCAAATCACGTAGCCAATTACTCGATCTTCAAGGACGGCCGCAGGCTTATCGGCTTGGCCGACGTAACACTTGGCAACCTGCAAAACCTGACGGACTCGCTTAAAGGCAGCGGCATTTTTGGCGAGATCGACATGCCTATTCAGGCGCACTTTCAAGCGATCACCGTGACGCTTAACTGGCTAACAATCACGGACGATGCTGTGTTTGCCACAATACAGGACGGCGCTGTGCTTGACGCATGGGCAGCCGTGCAATCTCACGACAGCGGCACAGGCCAAATCATCCACGAAGGCTGGCGCTTTATTATGACCACGGCACCCAAGAGTTTTAACCTTGGCAAGCTGGAAGTTGGCGCAAAAGGCGAAAGCGTTTCGGAGTATGAGTTGATCGGCATCCGCACGCTGCATGACGACAAAGTGATGTTCGAAATGAACAAGGAAAACGCCGTTTGCCGTTGGTCAGACGGCATCACGCTTGTCGACACAGGCGCAACAATTCGGCAGTTGATTGGCATGTAACGCGCATGCTACAACGCAGTCATGGATCAAACACTACTGCAAAAAGATAGGCCACAGCCGGAGCCAGCCGAACACGCTGGCGGCGGCAACGATGTAATCGACGCAACCGAAGCCGAAGCCGCGCGCACGGAACAATTCCGCGAGTTGGAAGTTGCCGCGCCGCAGCTGCCATTGCGCATGCGCATTGAGCCGCCACTGGAGTTTGACGGCACAAAATACGATGTGCTGATCTTCGACTTCGATGCCATGAACGGCAAGGACTTCCAGCGCGCCGAGCGCGAGTTCAACCACCGCTACAAGCCGGAAAAGGATGAAGTTGTGCTGCCTGAAATGAAGCATCTGTATCATCAGATAATCGCAGCGCATCGCGCAAACGTGCCACTGGGGGTGATTCAGAAGCTGCCACGGCGTTACTACACGCCTTTGCGGGTTGAAGTCCTAAAAGCCTGCGGCAGCTCGCCGGAAGAGGCCAAAGCATAACCGCTGGCCTACGCACAATCTGCGTGCGCCTTGCACGCGCTGGCATGGGTGGCGTCGACTACTGGATGGGGCTGCCGATTGAGGAAGTTTTGCAATACATGAAAGAACTTGCCGAACAACTTAGCGCGGAAAGGCCGCAGCCGTAATGGCTACAGCTGCGCAGAAGCAATACGTCGCAAACTTCGCCGTTGGCGCGAAGCTGCTTGCCAGTTTCAAAACAACAATGGCGCAGGCCGAAAAGCGCATGAAAGCGCTTGAGGCGCAGACGACGGCCGTCAGCAATGCGCTCAAAGCCGTTGGCAACACGCTGCTAAGTTTGGCAGGCATTGTCGGCGGCTTGAGCCTTGCCAAAATGCTCAAAGGCGCAGTCGATCTGGCCACAAAAGAAGAAGAACGCCTGAAAGCCATTCAAGTGTTGTTGTTGAAAAACAACGCCATTCGCGCGCACGGCGGCGGTGACATGCGCAAGGCACTGGCGTTTGCAAAGGAGCAGACGGATTTAATCGATGCCAACAACATCGGGCTGGCCAAGGAAGGCGTGCTGCGCAAAAGCGTTTATGACGAGTTGGCAAAACAGCTGGCCATTGGCGGCGTGCCAACAAAACAAATCATGCACAGCGTTGGCGCAATGGGTGATTTGCTTGTGGCAATTAAGGGCGTGAGCGCCAGTGAGGAAGACGCGGCTGAGTTTGGCGCGGCAATGAACAAAGCCATTTTTGGCGGCCAAGGTCGCGGCCTGCGGCAATACGGCATCTTCTTGGACAAAGACTGGAAGAACCAATACGTCACTTTTCAGGCGCGGCTGGACGATATCATGTCGCGCTTGGCCTTTGCGCAAGGCGAAAGCATACGGCGCGCCACGGATGCTATTGGCCGCATTGCTGTGGCGAAAAAAGAGATCGAAAATCTTGGCAGGCAAATTGGCTACGATTTGCTGCCCATCGTGGCATCAGCGGCCACTGAAATTGGCGCAATGGTCACGCGCTTGGAACAGCCGGATGCCGTAGCCAACGTGAACGACCTCACTGCGGCCATACAACAGCTGCAGATTGCGATTACTGGCCAGCCAGCTGAGGAAGGTTCCATAGGGCAGCTGCTTGGCGGCGGCTTTACCGCCGAGATAAAAATCATGGCTTATTGGATACGCCAGTTCGCGCTGGACTGGGAAAAATCCAAAATGATAATGGAGCACTTTTGGATTGGCCTAAAAGTAAGTGCGGAGACGGTATTCAAGCTTGTTGGCCAGTGGCTTAAGCAGTTTTTGACAGATCCGTTTCAGGCTTTTGTGGATCGCTGGAAGGATTTTCTGGCCACAATCCATCTTGGCAAAGCATCCAAGACCACGACCGAAGCGATTAAATCCGTGGCACAGGATAACGCGCGCCGCGCCGTCGATCCGCGCTCGCGCGGCATTGTGATGCCGCCCGGTCTTACTCCAGAGCTGCAAAAAGCTTACATCGAAGGCTATTACGGTCCCACTTCGTCATATCCAAAGCCAGCGTTTGTTGCGCCGCCGCAGGCAGCTGCAGGCGCGGCGGCTGCGGCCACAGGCGCAGGCACGCTGGCAAGCGTTGCTGCCAGCAACAAACTGGAGCCATACAAAAAGGTGTTTGAGGAAGCTGGCGCGCAATACGGCATCGACCCGCGATTACTGATGGCCATAGCGCAGCAGGAAAACGTGGCCGCGCGCGATTTGAATCCGCTTGGCATTTCACCCGGCGGTGGCGGCGCGGCGCATTATGCCGACATGGCTGCCGCACGCGAAGCCATTTTCAAGCAGGTGGCGCTTATGTCGCGCGGCATTTACGAAGGCAAGGGCCCGTATCGTAAAGCCTCAACGCTGGCTGAACTGGCGCAAATTTACTCGCCCATTGGCGCGGCAAACGACATTTACGGCACAAACGCCACGGAGCTTTCAGGTTGGCAAACAGCGCTGCGCAAAATGGGTGCGGATCCAAACATGCCACTGCGCGCAGGCGGCGGCGACACGCACCACTACAATTTCACGCCAAGCGTAATAATCCACGGCGATGCCACGGACGAAGCGCAACGGGCAATGGACACGCGGCTGCGCGATTTGTCGCAGGATTTCATCGAGCAAATGACACGCGCGCAACGGCAGGCGCGACGCACAAGTTATGAAGGCGGCTACTCCTAAAGCATCACCAACGCCGGGACCAGCTCCAGTGCCGGGTGGCGGCACAACTGGCACGCCGCCGCCGCCAGTGCCGTTTCTTGATCGCGCTACGCCAGCAATTCCAGCTGGCGACGCTGTTTACGTGACCGTGCAAGGCGATTGGTGGGATTTGATCGCGCTGAAAGTCTATGGCATGCAGCGCGGCAACGAGCATCTGATGTATCGACTGCTCGAAGAAAACTACAACTTGCGCAACATCGTGCAGTTTTCAGGCGGCATAAAAGTGGCCGTGCCGCCAGCGGATGTGACAACTGTGATTCCGCTTGTGCCGTGGAAAACGGCCACGATTGGGGGTGTGGCCGCATGATCGGACAAGTCCGCGTAGCGCATCCGTCAATTAAGTTGAACGGCTTTGAGTATTTCAACAAGCTGGAGCCATACTTTTTAACACTGCACTACGTGGACAGCGCGGATGGCCAAACGGCGGACGATTGCCAACTGCAGCTGGCCGACCGCGATGATCGTTTCATCACGGATTGGATGCCGAGCAAAGGCGTTTATTTGGACATTGGCATAATTGCCGAGCGCTGGTATTCGCCAAACGCGGCGCAGCTTACGCTGGATTGCGGCAGGCTGTGGATTGACGAGATCGAGTTTGAGCTGCCGCAGCACACTGTAAGCATTAAGGCCACAAGCATACCGACCAGCAGCTACTTAAAGTCCACGGACGAAACGCGCGGCTGGGAAAACCACACGCTGCGCGACATTGCGAATCAAATTGTTGCCGAGCAAAAAGCAGCTGGCACGGATATCACGTTGGATTACCGCGCGCAATTCAACCCGCTTTATTCGCACGTGGAGCAAACGGAGCAAAGCAGTTTGGAGTTTATTATGCACCGCGCGCGCGATGCCAATTTGGCAGTAAAGTTGCATCGCAATTTGCTCATCATTTTTGATAATGAGGAAATTGAGGCCACGCCGCCAAGCTTTGCCATTGTGTTTGGCGACAATGCGCCAGTGCCCGGCCTGCCGTGTTTTCGCATGGCTGGCGGCAAGTTTGCCACGCGGCTGATTGACACGTTAAAGCAGGCCACTGTGGCGCACGTCGACCCCGCCAGCGGCAAGGCGCATTACAGCACGGCCATTGCTGGCGATGCTGATGCCATCGACGACTGGCACACGAACATCAATCAAAGCACGGACGGCGCGGACGAAGAAGATGGCGGCGGCGACGGCGGCGACGGCCGCGCGACACGCGATACTCCGCCGCCGCAGGGCGATTGGAACGCGGATGGCGGCAGCGCCACGCAAATGCGGCTGGCAAAGTCCACGCTGCGCCGCCACAACAAGGATCAAGTCCACGCCGACATCGATCTTTCGATTGGCTGCCCGCTTGTTGCGTCAGGCCAAACTTTTACGCTGTCAGGCGTTGGCAATTACGACGGCAAATGGTTTTTGGAGCGCGCGGAACACAAGTGCGGGCCCATGTTCACAACAACGCTTAAGGCGCGCAAGTGCCTTGTTGGCTACTAAAAGCAAATGTCCGAAAAGCACATCATATCCGACACTGATAGCATGCGCGGCCACGACACGCGCTTTGCCAACGTGGCCGTTATGGGCTTTGTGGCCGAGATCGATTGCGATGACAAACACGCCAACGTGCGCGTTATATTGCCGCAAAAAAAAGACCACCAAGGCACGCCGCTTGTAACACGCAAAATTCCCGTGATGCAGATTGCCACGGCGGCAAAGCGGCAATTTGCCGTGCCGCGTTTGGGCACGCCAGTGGCATTGATTAAGCTGGCAAACGGCACAAGCGATTACTTTGTTGTTGGCAGCTTCTACACGCCAACGCATCCGCCGCCTGTTACTGATCCGAAGCTGGATTACACAATTTACGACGACGGTTCGATCATCAAAATCGATGCCAATGACGGCGCGGCCGTCACGCTTACGTGGGATTTAAAAGGCGGCGTGTCCATCACGACGCAAAAGGACATCAACATCAATGCGCAAGGCAGCGCCAAAGTAACTGTGAACGCTGCCAGCGACATTTCGTTGGTCAGCAGCGGCGGCAAAGCCATTGTGCAGGCCAGTGAGATCGATTTGATTGGCGACATTGTTCACACTGGCGGCATGACGACCAGTGGCATCCATAACGCGGCAGATGGGCCCCACAGCTCCTGCGGCCTTGCGCAAGGCGAGTTGGAAAACCGGATCGCGGCCATCGAACAACGGCTGGCCGCGCTTGACGGGCAAAGCGCGCCGCAGCCAGCCAAGGAAGGGGGCTGCTGCTAACATGGAAGGTCTTTACGGCGCAATCATTTTTGGCAAGCTGCGTGGCCGCATCCAAACGTTTGAGCAGATCGTTCGCAAATACAGTGGCCGCTTCGGCACGCACATGGTTCACCTGCGCAAGCCGCTGCTGGAATGGGCTGGCAACGATCTGCTAAAAATCCAGATGAAGATCAGCCTAAACGCCAGCTGGTGCGGCGATCCTAACGCGCTACTGGCCGAATGGCACTTCTTTCACGAAAACGCCATCATGGCTCCACTAATTGTTGGCGGCAAGCCAATGGGGCCCGGCTTATCGCTGTTTGTAATTACGGACATTGACGAAACGCACAGGCACTGGCTTAAAGGCGGCAAGCTGCTGGCCGTGGATTTGAACGTCATGTTCCAAGAATACATTCCGTTCACGGAAGGCTTGTTGTCGCAGCTTGGCGTGCCCGGCTTTGCGCAAGGCTTTATTGGCAGTGGCGCGATATGATTGCAGCCCCCACAGCTCCTGATTACTTGGGCGCAAACTGGCGGCTGCAGTTTGCCGATGCGGATGGCCTGCCGCTTAACATGGCAAGTTTTTCGCGCATCGATTTTGGCGCGATCAGCTACAAGGAGATTTTTCAGAATGTTAAAACGATCCTGACCACGCCGCTGTTTAGCGCGGCGTTGGAGCGCACGCTTGGCATTGACCAAAACATTGTGGACTTGCCAGTCAACCGCGCCAGCGAAGCAACGATCGCGATTTTGGACGCGATCTACTTTTGGGAGCCGCGCGCGGAAGTAATGAACATTGCGTTTGACGGCAGCGATATGCTTAACGGTCACCTGATCGTCAATTTGCAGTTGAACATCAAGAACGTGATTTACGGCACTGACACGCCTTACACTGCCAATGCCATACCGCTAACGCCGCCAGTTGTAATACCAGTAACACCGGAGCCACCTATGCCACCATCAGTCGGAACCCCGCCAACGCCAGTCGCAGAGACATATCGCTACGATATCAACTGCCTGCGCGACAACGCTTTTATATCGCCATCGCTGGCCAGCGTCTCAACAGCAGGCTTGCCACTTAAAACGCTGTTCAACATCGTTATCGATCCGGACGCTGAAACAGGCACGCCAAGCGGCATCTACGAAGAGCAAGGCTGGCGGCTTGTAAGCGGGCCCGCCGTTGCTGGCAATCCCGGCCACGTAGCGCCGTCGGATTTTGACACATCTGTAAACGTTAAACACTGGGAGAAAGTATCGTGATGAAAAAGGCAATACTTGCGCTGCTGCTGGCAGCAACAACTGCACTTGGCCAAACGGACACAATCAAATTCCGCACCGACAATCACGCCGTTAAAAAGCCGCCAACAATTCCAAGCGGCGTGGATTACGATTTCACTGGCCTTAACGTCATTGGCATTGCTGGCACTGGCGGCGGCGGCGGCACAGCAACGCCCGGCGGCGCGGCAGGCCAGATGCAATTTAACAGCGCTGGCACTGCCTTTGGCGGCGTGCCCGCGCTCACTTGGGATGGCACGACCATCCTTCTAAAAGCAGGCACAACGTTGAACCTTGCTGATCCAACCGACACATCCAAAAAGCTGCAGCTCAATCTTGCTGGCATTAGTGGCACAAAAACTGTCACGTTTCCAAATTTAAGCGGCACGCTG